TGAGGGTACAACTATTTTCGCTGTGCTTTCCCCTACATGAAGTTCAAATCCTTGGGGCATTAACTCCCCCTCTGGAGTTACGATACACTTATTGATCCAATATTTTTTCATAACAACCTCCTTTTCTGCGGGCAGTATTTGATAGTCGCCCTGCCAGTGGCGATTATGGTGTGGTGGCCGCTGATACGCTCAACGGCCGAAGCGGTAACTAAAATTGGCTGCGATAATAACGGCGTACTGCATAGGAAAACCCTCCTTAGTAAAAATCAATTCAAATCATATGGTCGTCCCGTTACAGGGTGGATATACGATAACTGAGTGTGACGGCAAACTCTTGCAAGAAATTCTTCTATGCTTTGTGCCTCTTTAGCGTCTTTTTCTATGTCGCTTGCTGAGTAGCGACATGAACCGTGATATCTATACTCCCCCGTTTCTCCCTTGAGTAGTATAATTCCTGCATTCTGTCCGCCCTCCCATACATCCTCGTCTTGGTGGATAATGATATCCACCCCTAACTTATCAAAGAGAGCTGGGAGCTGGTTTCTAGGGTAAATTGCGTCCTCTAAAGCACTGTATCTATTCACGAATGCCTTCATACATCTTTACCTCCTTTCAATCCAGCGGTATTTGTAATCGCCCCGGGGCTGGCGATGATACTGGTGGGCGCTGATTTATCGCTCAAAGTCCAATCAAAGTCCGAAACGCGGCGGTTAAAACCTAAATTGATTACGGTATTCGTCAAGGTCTATGCCGAGGATCTCGCCATCCTCAATATGGACCGGATTCCCATCTTCATATGTGGCTGAAAAAGTTTCTTGACTATTTTCGATTTCTTCCTCATACAAGGGATTTGGGTCCCCATACAAATCCGAAGGCACAATTATTCTTGATACTTCCTGTCCTACATGCAGCTCAAACCCTTTCGGCATTTTTTCTCCTTCAGGCGTGATAATGCACTTATTAATCCAATATTTTTTCATGTTAGCCTCCTTTCATTGCCCTGGTATTTCTATTCGCCCCAGGGCTGGCGATTATGGTATGGTGGCAACTGATACGCTCGACTGCTGGAGCGTTTTGTGTGCCCCGGTTTATGCCCCGGGGCGGGGCAACTGTGCCTAGTAGGTATGTATTCGCCTTTCGTCTTTGCTTCCATCCGGCATAGCATAAACGATGATAATATCGGTGGAACATTCCAGCCTTGGGTCGTTGCAGTCGACGATAAATCTGTAAAGCTCTACAGGCTTTCCTGTTGCTTTCGCTTCCTCAAACTTCGCCCTAATTTCTTCCCTTTCTTTCTGCTTCCTAGCCTCAGCTTCTTTTCGTGGTTGTACGAATTCTTTCGCTTGCTGATATGTAAACTCTGTCCCGTACGTCCTCACAAGTTCTTCATCAATATGGTATCCCCAACCTTCAACATATCTGGCAAGGCCAAGCTCTTCGAGCAACTCAGCGGCAACTTCGTCTAAGACCTCATGCCCGCTGAGATACTCTCCATCGTGATAGCTGACTCTGATTTTCTCTGCCCCAGCAATAATTCTTTGCTTCCTTTCCTCCTTCTCTTTCTGCTTCCTGGCGTTTTCTTCTTCTCTATATGCGTCTATTGCATTTTTGACTTGCTCGGCGCTTTCATGGGTGATAAATACGGTTTCTATTTCTGGCCCTGCGCCGAGAGCTTTTAGGAAGGCTCTGTTGTACCTGACTTCGTATCCCCAGCCGTGTTGTCTATGCTTGTAAGGATGTGCAATCGCCTGTATTCCCTTTGCGGTAATATAAGCATCTTCCTTTATAACCTCCACCTCAAATTTTGTACCTCTCTTTTCAAATGTGATTTTCATTTTCAATCCCCCTCTTCTTTTTTGTTTACGTCATCGTCAACTTTCGATTATAGTATATTACGATGTCGTAAACTTGTCAATACCTTTTCAAAAATTTTTTAAAAAATTTTTCGCCCAAAAACGAAAAAAGCCGTGCACCTTTTTCTAGGTAGCACGGCCTCGACAGAAAAATTTAATGGATTTGTAAATCGATTCCTAATTGTAGTATACCACATACAATTGCAAAAATCAAGTACAAAACAAAAAAGCCGTGCACCTCGAAAGATGCACGGCACCCAAAAACAAAAAAGAGGGGCATCACTGCCCCTCCTTGCTTTTCAGCGGCTCTTTCACGTTACTGTAGAATCCACTTGCTGCCAATCCAGCCAATAACCCTGCCCACAGCCGCATAGTGAGTTCAATGCTGCCAAAAGCATACAGCGCAGCCAAAACAATACCAGTAGCCACAGCTACCAAGGGAGCATACCTTGTATTCAAGCCCACATGCTTTATAAGCTCCACAATGGCCGCCACAATAGGCGTAAGTACCGATACAAGTAGCAGCACCTGCTCAGGCATACCTTTCACCTCCATTATTCTAATTTAATAAAGCCTGGGAATCCTGCTTTTTTAAGCTGTTCCAATAAGGCTTCTGCATTTTTGCGCTCTTTGAAAGCCCCTACCTGCACTTTGTACAACTTGTCTCCGGAAGCAGCTTCCTCTTTCTTCGGCTCTGGTTTTGGCACATACTTTACACCCAAATAGGCACATATACCCCTACCTATGGCTTCTGCAACCGTCCATTGATAGTTTTCATCCAGCATTAACTTAGCTTCTTCCAAATTATCCATGAATCCGCATTCACATAGGATGGCCGGCATTTTCGTTTTACGGAGAACATAAAAATTGCTTGCCCAGATCCCCCTATTCCGCAATCCAGTTGCTTTGGCCAATTCTGCTTGAACTAGTTCAGCTAGTTTCTTGCCTTTTGTGGAGCTAGGATAATAATGCGTCTCTACACCGCCATGAGTACCCCATTCGCCTTTGAAAGCATTGAAGTGGATAGACACAAAGATGTCCGCATTGGCATCGTTTGCTCTGTTTACACGAACTGCTAATGGTGTATCTTCTTCTGTATCGCTCACCAAAATCGTTTCTAAACCGCAACGTTCAAGGACCTCTTTTAGTTTTCTAGCAGTTGGATAGTTAAATTCCCACTCTCTAATTTGTTTCCCATCCGGGAATTTGGGTGTTCTCTTCCCGGCAGTATTAAGGCCATGACCATTATCAATAGCTACCTTTGCCATACGCTCTCCTCCTTTTTGGATTTATTTTTTAAACAAATAACTAAGGCCGGCTCCAATCGCCGGTCCTATTACAGCCCAAATCTTAAAAATTAAATTCCAGGCATTCCCCTGGGCCACCTCTTGGCTCTCTAATAGTTTATTCATAACTGTGTTAAGCATCTGTTTCATTAACTCTTGATTCTCTCTTGACGTTTCGTATATAGTAGCTTTTGTTTCTGCTTGCATCTTTTCTATATTTGCCAATCGGATCATCATTGTTGTGCTTTGCTCTTCTAGGCGACGAATACGTCCTTCATGATCATCGAGAATTTTTGCTACATCCAATGTCATTCCCTCCTTTTGTAAATACAAAAGTTTGGCAAAGCTTTTTACGCAAATTGTAACTGTTGCAATGCTTAAGCAGTCCAAAATAGGACTGCATACTGGCGTTTACTTCATCAAAGCCGATCTCTCCTCTGGCATATGCTTTCTGCAGGTATTTAAGCCTGTGCTTCATTTTTAGCGCAGTCTTCTTTTTAAGGTTTCTGTGCGTCGGCCATATCCTAAAGCCCACAAACTCTATTCCGCAACCAATAGGCCTTATTGCTGTCTTACCGTTGAGTTGCAAGGCTAGGTTATCGTTTAAAAAGCGTTCTATGTCGTCCTTTATTGCATGTAAGTACTTTTTATCGTGATGGAGAATTATGATGTCATCCATATACCTTATGTAATAATGCAGCCGCAGCTCGTGTTTCGCGTACTGGTCTACCTCGTTGAGATATAAGTTTGCAAACATCTGTGAAGTCAAATTACCGATAGGCATCCCGACGTCGGCCAGCCTATCTTCTGGTGCACACTCGCCCGGATCTGTATCGAGAGGCAGCCCAAATTTTGTATCTTCGCAATTGATAATTGTGTCCAGGAGCCATATGAGGTCTGGATCATCAATCTTCTTTTGTAAGATTTCCATTAATATTTGATGGTTTATTCTGTAAAAATACTTTGTGATATCCAGCTTCAAATAGTAATACTTTGTGGGCTTTCTGGCCACTTGTCGTAACCAGTATTGCAGTCGGTCGGCTGCTTTATGCGTCCCTTTGCCTACCCTGCATGCATAACTGTCATAAATGAACTGTTTATCGAATATAGGGTTTAACTGCCTGTAGATTGCCCATTGAACCACACGGTCTTTAAAGGGCAATGCCATAATAAGCCTTTTCTTAGGCTCATACACAAAAAATTCCCGGTATCTGCCCACTTTGTAAGTTTTGCAAATAAGCCCATTCTGTATTTGAATAAGATTTTCTTCAAGGTTCGCTGAAAACTGCAGCACATCTTGACGGTACCTCTTGCATTTTCTTGCTTCCAAGTATGCCTGATATAGATTCTCAAAATCACATATCTTCTCGTATATATTTCTAATCTTCTTCATTCGCTCATCCTCTCATATTGAAAATGGCTATGCGTAGCATTGTTCGTAACCTACTAAATGCTTTCATAGCAATTCAGTTTTTTGCCTTGTCGGCAGGGAGATGAACCCCTTTATTCTCTCTGCACTGTCCTGCTCCCTTGAGAGACAGGCTTCTGGCAATGAGAGTAGAGCGGAGCGGAACCCACGGTTGTTGTTCGAGTTCGAGCGGGCGTTGTTGAGGTTCAGAGCAAACACCCCGGCGTTGGTGCCGTTGTTCCAGTTGCCCCCGCGATCCGGGAGCTGATACGGTTCATCCCCCAAATCACTACTGCTTTATGCTTTTCATCCAACCACCGAGCATTTTGCCAATCTCATTTAACATTTTGCTCCAGTTTTCGTATTTCTTTATCGGAAGATATTTGAGCTGTTGATCTGCTGCCAACCTTATTAAGGTTCTTAGTACGTCTAATTCGATATCAATCTCTTCAATTGTTGTCTTTTTGTAATATTTCTTATTTGCTCTAACAATCAGCTGAAGTAATCTATACATCGAATTTTTTATATCGGCCGCAAGAGCGTACCGCTCTGACTTGGGAAATTGTTTGAGGCATATGTTGCCGTAAAGTATCATGTCATAAGTTTTCTGAAGGATTTTAAAATCTTGCTGCATTTCCATCTTCCTTCTAAATTGCAATTTTATAGGCCTGCTATCGCAGGCCTACTCAGATTGCAGTTGTTCAGATTACAGAACATAAGCGGAGCGGAACCCGAAGTAGCCGCCCGAGTGCGAGCGGGCGCGGGCGAGGTGCAGAGCGAAGAGCCCGGCGCTGGAGCCGCGGTCCCAGTTGCCACCGCGAGTCGGGAGCCTCTCGCCGTAGTTACGTACCCACAGTGTATCTCCGCCGTGTTGTGCGTCTAAGGGATATAATCCTAGTGCTTTTAGGATTGTCGGTATGGTTACGCCACTTGCAGTCGTCAATGCTTCAAATGCTACAGAAGAATATCCATAGTCATATTGTCCGCCGGGTATATACATTGGATTGTTTATAACAGTGTTAACCTGGGGGTCTCCTCCAACGTCGTGGGAAGTTGTTGTGGAATCGCCTGCGGTAGTGTTATCGAATTTCAAAGTACCTGCTGTTGCCGGATCAACCAAGCTACCATCTTGAAGTATTGCTTTCCACAATGTACTTGTTGCCGATTGGTCTACCGCCTGCGCTGCATTGTTGTCGGGAATAATTTGTATTTCGCCGTTATTCAACCTCAAACCGCCCACCCATTCCCAAACATTGCCGTTTAAATCAAATATGCCGTTGTTGGTGCCGTCATGCGCCCAGCTCGCAGGTCCACTCCCAGTTGCAATTCTTCCAATTCTTATGACTCCGCCATCGTTATAGGTATAAGTTACTACCCCTTTCTCATGCGGCGCAGATATATCGCTCCCATAATAGTTATTGCCCCGTGGCATGAACCCGTTTTTCTTACACCACAGTGCTATATATGCCCACTCTGCATTAGTCATAAGGTGCCAGCCAAAACCTTTTGCCTCACAATATTGCTTTGCCTGGTCAAAGTTTACATATACCGCTGGGTCCTTGAACGGCAAACTGTATGCTCTGCCGTTATAAACAATATTCTGGTACTTGCTGATGTAAATTTTGTCTTTTTCTACATTGTTAACAATAAATGCTGGATGTGTCGTATCAGGTCCACCTGTGATGACGTCAGATATCTTGCCTTTTGGAATTACAACCATGATAGAGGGCATACCTAAATCATCAAACAATACTGTGTTCTTGCCCCCAGAAAGTGCTTCAACGGCCAGTTTCAAATCATCAAAGCTTGCCATTACACATTACCTCCTTCAATTGCCCAGAGAGTCAATGTTACTTTATCTAAACTAAAAGGCACCGCAACTTTATCATATTTGGGATTACCCTGTTCGTCGGTGCCGTTTTCAACAAATTCATATTCTCTTGCAGGGATATCAATTTGAGCTACGTATCTCTTCGATATGCCAACCGTCAGCATATTAAATTCATTCTCGCAGATGTCGATGTGTACTGGGAAGTCTCGCTCGTATTTCTCCAAATCAAGCGCAAGCTCACCATCTCTAAAAGATATCACGTTACCTGAAACTGTATACGGAATCTTTGGACCTTCGTTTTTGTTCACAATTATCATTTATTCATCGCCTCCATCTTTTTAAGCACTTCGTGGGTTCTTTCCGCTATACATTCTGCTGCATCTTTTTGCTCTGCGCTGGCATTCTTGCCATATCCAAAATCCCGCAAAATTCGTTCCCGTCGCTTTTTTCTCTCGTCAGATTTGATTATCACGTACATTACTGATACATACCTCCTCTCACGATATATTTGACTGTTACCGTTGTTGCACTGCCATCAAATTCGATTTTAAAGCCGTTCAGCTGTTTATCTGATATTTTGATGTTGCCTGGAAAGCCGCCGCTGGCTGAAATAATCTCTGTCTGGACCGTATAATTCAGGGTATCACGAGCTTTTTGCAATGCAACAGTGATTTTTGAATTGTTGAAAGGATATGCTTGAGTATTCGTTAATGTTACTTGCCCAACTTCACCTTCAAAATCCGCAAGCAGTCTTTTATGCTGCATCATCTGTTGTGTAAGCACAAAAAGTGTTTCTCTGTCTTCGAAGATCCCGTTTTCAATATTGTTAAGATTTCTCGCACTTAAAGCCGTACCTTGTTGTATAACCTGCCCGTTCTGGTCGACCACATGGTCTTGCCAAATAGTTTTGCTATACAATTTTTACACCTCCTGCAGTTTGATTTCAAATACAGTCAACAATCCACGAGTATTGTCTTTTGTTATGTTCTCACTCCTTGTCAAAAAAGTTTTTCCATCAACTGTTATTAACCTGTACTGCGTTATTTGCCCTGCAACTGTTTCATCTACATACACAAAAATTTTTATCGAATTAGTTGTTACTTCAACTTTTTGAATGTTGACATCTTTATACTGTCCATTCACAAGTACTTGTGCTTTGTAAAGCCCATTTTTCAAAGTGTTATAGATAAAATTGATTCCATCTTGCGTAATCATACGTAAAGCACCTCGCTACAAAAAGTCTGTTCGCTAACGACAGGAAAAGATACTGAAAAATAAGCTTGTTTCAAGTCAACAAGCAAGTCAGCATAACTTCTCCCCAGAGCTAAGTAAAGAGTCTGTCCACTCGCAACAGGGAAAGGTTCGGAGAGATAAGCTTGCTTTGTATCGGTGCATATATCAATGTAACTTCTTCCTAACGTCGTAATTATCTCTTCACCAGAAATTGTAATTGTCCCGCACCGCTTCAAGACATCTGAAAACCAGCGATTAAATATCCCAGTAGCTTGTAACTCATGCAAGAAGACCAGGATAACTTGATAAGCCAAATGTGCTGGCTTAATGTCCTCTATCTGCTCAAGTATTTTCTCAAATGTAGTCTTTAGCTTCGTTTTTACCAATAGCACTACATCGAAGGTATACTCTCCGTAGTGTTCGGTTATATCTACACTGTCGGCCACTTCTTCTAACAGTCTCTTTAATCTTTCCCGTGTTACTGGCGGTTGCATTGCTAGTTTGCTTTTCAACAATCTTCGCCGTTCCTCAATAGGGTATACCGCAGTTTTGAGCCCCAGAAACTCATCCCATAAATTTAGTCCCCATGTGGCAGTATCGATAAAAAACTGCGCAAGTATTTCATCAAGTGTCGTATACAGCTTCTCAAGCTCTGAGCCTTGCGCTTCCGTTATTGCTCCCATCACTTTGTTTTCCTGATAGTACTCGGGCAGGTATCTCATTATTCTTTCTTTAGCCGTCATTGAAGGTCACCGTTCCCAAGACAGCCTTGGCGTTTTCAGGGACTACTACGTTCCCAGTACCCCCGTTGAGCAAAAGATTAGAATAGTCGTTTATCCCTGGCGTGCTAAAAACCACATTACCAACCGCCGCATAGCGAACATCTTCACCTATTTTGAGACCCTTGATATGAGCAGCTAGAGCATCCTCCAAATTAGCTTTAACCGCAGCCGGATCATATCCGGGTTGGTAAAACAGCGTCACGCTCACATTCACTGTAACTATTTCTGGTGCCTCGACCGTCACGCTAGCCCCTATGGGTGCCTTCCCTTCACCTTGTCCTGGGGCTGGTG